TATTTCTTGATCCGCCACAAATGCCATTTGATACTGATACTTAGCGAGAGTAAGCACAGCAGCAGGAATACTATTCGGAACCATGGAATCATAACAAGCATCGTAAATACGACGCAGTATGACAGAAGTATCATTGTCCAGGTTATTGACAACCCATTTACGTACTTCGGGAAAATCTTTTTTCTTAAGTTTTTTAACCAAGTCATTTACTTTTACATCACTAAAAGTTGCAAGAATGCCTGCGTCTATTTCTCCTCCGGCAGAGTATCTTTGACACTCATTCAGAACACGTCTCCAATCTGGGAAGTGTTTGTTGATGAGTTCTACCAGGACCTTGTTATCATATTCAATATCTTCTGCATCCAAGATTTGTTGGATTCGTTTGAAGAAGGCTGCGGCGATGACAGGTTTGTGCTTTCCTCCAATTCCAAACTCAATAACTGCACATCGGGAGTGGAGGGGTTCGATGATTCGGTTTTTGTAGTTGCAGGTAAAGATGAATCTGCAGTTACCACTAAACTCCTCAATAGACGCCCGTAGGAGGAGTTGTACATCATTGGTTGTGTTATCTGCCTCATCAATGATGATGACTTTGTGTTTTGCAGTTGACGAAAGCGAGACGGTCGAAGCAAAATTCTTCGCAGTATTTCTGACGGTATCGAGAAATCTTCCCTCATCGGATCCGTTGATGACATAATAGTCTGCTCCAAGTTGGTTACATAGTGCTTTTGCGACAGTAGTTTTGCCGCATCCAGCAGGCCCAGCCAGAAGTAAGTTAGGTACTTCGCCTTTATCTAGGAAGTTTTTAAATGTTTGTTTTGTATCTTCGGGAAGAATACATTCGTCAATAGTTTTGGGTCGATACTTTTCAACCCAAAGAAATTCATCACGCATAATCAAATCCAATCAGGTTTACGCTCAGGTTTACGAAGATAATTGTCCTTTGCCCAAGGTTTGGAAGCAATGTACATTTTGTAAGCAGTGAATGTATCAATACTATCATCATATTTAAATTGTTCAGGCATTGCACGAGCAAAGTTGTTTGCCTGAATATGATAAGTGATTGCCATCTCTGTTTTGCGATGAAATAGTTTCTTCGCCTCAAATAGAGTTTTGGCACAGGTATGAATCTTACCATACCTATAATGATACTCGCTAGTCAATGCACAACCGTGCTGAATCAACCAAGCAGTATTGTATAGAGTCTCTGCAGCCCACTTCGTAGATGGGTGATTGCGAAAGGCACCTTTTTTAGTAGAGTACGGAGTACCATCTGCTTTTGGCAACGTGCCCCAATCATAATACCACTTTGAAAAAATAATAGAAAGCATTTGACAAGACTCCAAAGGCATCTTGACAATGTGCTTATCTGGCAAAGTAATTGCTGATTTTTGTGGACATTGCTCTGTAGCAAAGATGTTCATTTTAAAGGACGTTCAAATTTATTGGAAACAATGTCGGTTGCCTTAAATTGTTCTTGCATATATTCTACTGCCTTTTCTGGTTCTGCGCTATCCCCACAAGTAAATACATCGCAGACTGCCATGCCATTCTCAGGCCAGGTATGAATGCTGATGTGACTCTCTGCGAGCATAGCGATACCAGTTACACCTTGAGGATCAAACTTATGAACTGCAAGATTCAGAAGTGTTGACTTTGCTTCTTTAGTTGCTCTGTATAAAATCATCCGAACGAACTCCCTGTCATCAAGGAGTTCAAACGGACATCCCTTAAGAGTAAAGAGGATGTGCTTCATCAAGTAAAGACAGAATCGGGTTCTAGAGCGATAAAGTACTTTAGATCATAGTCACGACTGGTGAATCGAGAGAGAAGTTTTTGCGAAACAACTACATTATAAGTTCCAGGAAGAATCTTGATGTTCTCAACTTTGAAGTTAAAAGAGAACTCGGAGTTAGTTTCACCAACGATTTCACAGAACTCATTAGAGGTATCGTTCTTCTTGTCACGAACCACGAGTTTTACAACACCTGCTTCACCAACAGCAGACAGATCAGGCAGTTGATAGACAGCAGCTGCTTTAAGGAGTTTATCAAGTTGTTTTGTATTCAACTCAAAGCAAACATCCTCACTAGGAAGAGTGATTTCTTTGTCTGGGGGAGTAACAATTACATTGGGATCAGCAAAGAAATACTTAGACCTAGAACGGCCTTCTTTGATCACAACATATCCTTCATTTGTAAAATCAAGATCAGGATTCTGATGGAGAGACAGACCATTCAAAAACTGATTCAAGTCATAGATACCAAAATCTTGAGGAATCTCTTCAGTAATTGTAACCTCAGCAAGAATATTTTTCATCACACTAATCGTGCGAAGATAATTACCTTTCTTAAAAAGAATAGATTGATTGATGTTACTAAAGTTTTTTAGCAGTGTCAGAGTAGAATCGGACAGTCTCATGGTGTTTTCTTTCAGTTTCATTGGTTATAAGTTTCGCTATTAGCGTTCTTGTCATTGAAGTGCATCAGAAGCACAGCATAGTGCAGAATCTTCATAATGTCACGACGGGCAGTGCCCTTCTTATCATATCGTGACGCATACTTGAGGATGTTGCTGCGACAAAATGCCTCACCATCACCACAAGCTTCGATAAGATCAAGAGTTTGAATCTTATCATCACCAGCAGAATAGTGCTGTTGATATGTTCCTGCAATGTAATCTGAAAGTTCTTTGAGGATTTCTGCCTCACTATATTTGTATCGGTGGTTGTAGTCTTTATTCATAGTAGAGTTGCTAATCAAAAATTCAATATCACTATGCCCCCACGGGCGCATACCATCGTCGATAATTTGATTCGTTGATAGTTCAGTGTAATCTGGATATGGATATTCATCTAATCCATAATCTATAGTTGTTTTTTGTGAGACTGTAATCTCAGGATACGGGTATTCATCCATGTTCAATTCATCGTATAGGAGAGACCACGAGTTAACCATAATTATATCAAAAGGGAACCTCTGTGTCAATTGGCATTACAAAGTCAGCATCAACCTTGTCGTAGAGTTCCAGGAATGCTTGCTTGGTTTCATCATCGAAACGATTTACACAAACCTGAATTGCCTTTGCCTTATCATTAAAGATACCATATGCACGAACAATATGAACTAGACGACGGGTGCTAATAATCTCTTCGATACCACCATCATAGAATGTCTTGCGAATGATGTCTGCCCAGTCTGTAAGTCGCTTACAGAAGTCTTCATCATGCTTACCAACAGAAGCAGCAATACGCACCAAGATCTTCTGCTCAGTAGCAGCAGTGGGATACTCCTGCTCAAAGGTTACAGGGAATCGCTCAAGGAATGCTTCATTGAGCACGTTAGTTCCAATGAATCGTCCATCGTCTGAACCTTTACCTTTAGTGTTTGCGGTTGCGATGACGTTGAAACCTGCACTGGGGCGGACAAACTGCCCAATTTTCTTGAGAAAGACTCCATTTCCTTCAAGGATAGACTGGAGACAGAGAATTTTATTAGAGGCAAGGTCGATCTCGTCAAGGAGCAAGACAGCTCCTCGCTGGAGTGCTTCAATGACTGGGCCATTGTGCCAGACGGTTGCACCATTAACAAGGCGGAAACCGCCAATAAGATCATCTTCATCTGTTTCAATAGTAATGTTTACACGGATAAGTTCTCTTCCGAGGTGAGCACATGCTTGCTCCACAGAGAACGTTTTACCATTACCCGAAAGACCCGTAATGAACGTTGGATAGAACAGACCGGACTTAATAATCTTTTTAATATCAGAGAAGTTACCAAAGCTGACGAAGGTATCATCTTTCGCTGGAATAAGGTTTTGCTCAACAGCAGGAATTGCAGTTGGTGCCTGATAGGTCTGTTCTAATTTTTCAGTAACATTCAGGTTCCACTTACCACGACCAACTTTGTAATCAGTGAGTTTATTAGTAACAGTTTGATATGCACAGTCGTTCATGTTGCACCATGCACGAACATCAGCAGCAGTAAACTCAGTGCCGTAGAGATCTTGGAGTGAACTGATGGTGCTGTCTTTAGAAAGACCCATTTGATTTGTTTGAACTGAAGGTATTATATACGAAAAAGGGGGTCAAAAAACCCCCAAGTGGTCAGTCTGAGTATCGTCCATATTTCATTCTCATTGCTCCTAGGAACCATGCCTGAGCTAAGGTCTGCGGTCCATTCATAAGAACTTCCACTTGCCACTCATTAAGTTCTGGATTAGCAAGTGCTTTTTTTCTCCATTCTGGTAACTGATCTTTACTCATGCTACCAAAGAAATAAATTCGCTTAGAACTTTCTTATTTAGTTTTTTAGTCTTTAAAGATTTAACAAATGCACTCTTAATCTGAGATTTAGTTGCATCTTCTTTCACATCAAACTCAGAGTCTGATGACAAAACACTAGAAGAAAGGCCAAAGTATACATGATATCCTGAATTTTTGAGGGCAAAACTTTTTGTCTTTTTCCACTCAAGTTTAATTTTTTCTTTTTTCATCCAATCATTATCTTCGGCGGAATCAAAATAAAGATTCAGGAATCGATTCATATCCGTACCATCAAGAACACGGATACCAATAAAACTGGTGTTAGGAAAACGATCTCTCAGATTAGTTAGAAGAACATCAGTGAACTCATTGTACCTATAACCAAACTTGTAAGTAGTTCCAAGTTTACGATCACGAAGGAAAGTTCCCTCAGGATTAACCCTACGACATCCCATATAAGGTTCTGCATCAGGGCCACGTTGAATCTCTACATGATATGGGACAGTATTTGCCTCACCATCAGTCAAAACAATACAGTGAACTTTTTGAAGTTTATGAGTTTTTTGGAAATGTGGAATGATTTGATGAAGAGAAATAATTGCTTCATTCAAAGGTGTCCCCGAAAGTGTTACTCTTGGAGGATATGTATAACCACATGACCAGTTATTTTGGAACGCACAAGCAAGTCTCCAAACATTAATAAGTTGTTTCTCAATATGCTTACCAAACATTTCACTAGTGAGCAAGTTCATCATAGAGAACCTCTCATGAACAGCAAGAAGGCCCTCTTTTTTTTCATAGTGTGGTGTTACATCTGGGGAAGTATACTGTTCCTGAAGTTGATCAAACTTACTTTGTTTCCACTCTGCAGTGAAAGCAAATACATCAAAAGGAATCCCAACTTTTTTGCAGAACCAGATAAGATTGAACAACTGCTTACAAGTATCTTTCATGGTGTATTGCATTGATCCAGACCAGTCCAAAACAAACACAAGACCATGATTTTTACCATCAGGAAGAGTGGTTACTTTTTTGAACAAGTCTTCATTATATTGATAAGTGTGTAACTTGCTTGTATCGAGAACTCCAGTCCTACTAGTAGTAGAACGAGCATAAGAGTCTGCAGATTTACGGCACTCGAATTCTTTGACAAGGTAACTCACC